GATATTATGACTCTCAAGAACTTTTAAGGTTTTCTTTTTAATAGTTTCTGGGCGCTTGTATGATGGGATTGCGATTTGATAATCAATCATGAGAAAAACCTTTCTAGTGTAGATGATGTTTTACTGTATGGATCATCAATATTATGTTTATCGAGATAATTAGACCACTCTGTTTCACTCCACATGCCAGGGCTGACACCATTCCAAAGTGGTTTATGTAGCTTATGGGTTGTATCAAGACGACGTTCTTCAACGTATTGTTTACGGAGCTGTTCATATTCCCAAGGTCCAAGCTCTAGCATATCTTCACGGAAGTAAGCAACGATACTCATACGATCAGGATTTTCACCCTCAATGGCAGCATTACCATGCATGGCAGTATGATTAGCAACAAGCAATAGATCACCTTGACGAAGATCAACAGCTGCTCTATACTCAGGAAGAATTAATTCTGCACCTTCCCAACCTTTACCTACTGCTGATAGATTAGAGAACCCAGTTGCCAAATCACCAGCGTCAAGATGAGCAGCAGTACGGAAGTTATGATTAACAGTAAGCGTAGTGAATACTGTATCATCAATAACAAAACGGGGATCTAGCTTATCAGCACAGGTACGTTGAGCCGACCAACGAGTAGGGAGAAGTTCACTGAAGCAATGATTTAGTTTGCGCAAAAATGGGAATGACTTAGCAAACTCTTCTGGATGTTTTTCCGTATATGCTGTAGCACGACCATAAGGAATACGAGGATATCTATTATAGTATCCCGCAACACCAGACATTACTGGCTGAGCATAGTTAGTATCTGAAATATATTCATCACGGACATACTCAGCTTGTTTGACTATTTCATCTGCTGGTAAATTGCCGATACGTTCAATCCAACGATCAAACCAGCCATGATAAGGAGTATGATCTTTCAATACCTTATTCTTTAACCAAACATATCCGCGTGTTTCTTCTTTAGAAATATTAATATCAAACTTCTTTTTAATATCATCTATAGTTTCAGAAACTAAACTGGCTGAAGTTCTGCATAGAAATTCTAGAGCTGCTACCTGATAAGGTGTTACCCACTCACGACCAGTTTGAGTTTCAGACTGACCGATTCCACTGAGCACACTGCCTCTGGGACCAGCAGCCATACCACGGTTTTGTGATTCACCAGCAGAATTAATTAGACCTTCATATACTAGTTCTTGTTCTTCTTTGGTAAAAACATTTTTACGGAACTTGAGAATAACATTACTCTCATCATACTTGTTATTCATATTCCATTCATAAACATCGGTATCTTCTGTAATCAAGGTATCATAATTAGACTTATCAAGAAACTGACCTTTGAGGTGATCCGCATCATACTTCCTAGCATAGATTACTTTAACTTCAGTTTTCGCACAAGGACGATCACAATCTTTTTCACACGTATGCATTATTACCTCACCGCTGTTCTTTTAAGGATTTTATCATGAGCCTTTAACATTTTGAATGCTTGATCTTTATGATACTGATTAGCTCTATCTAAATGTACCTTACCATCTAGATGATCTAGCTCATGCTGATAACATCTAGACGTTAGACCATCAAACTTAACTGTTTCAGTTGAACCATTAGGCATAGTAAATCTAGCTCTAATTTCTCTAGAACGTTTTATCTTTACTACCATGCCAGGATAACTCAAACAACCTTCATTAATATAAACTAGTTCCTTAGAAAAGTCAACTATTTTCGGATTGAAACATGCAAGTATTTTTTGTCCTGTCAAAACGAACACACGATAAGGAAGTCCTATCTGATTGGCAGCTAGACCTAAACCCTTGTTGTGTATCATAGTTTCAGTAAGATCCTTTGCTAGTTGAATGGGATCTGTAGGAGGATTAGCGAAGTCAAACTTCTGCATTTCCTGTCTAAGGATAGGATCATTCTTATCTACTAAATTAAGAATTGCCATATAGCACCTTCTTAAGATCAGGTTCTGAATAATTCCCACCCTTCATAATCTTACCATCATCACGATAGATAGGTTTACCATCAGCACCAAGCTTAGACATATTGCTACGCTGTACTTCTTCAAAACACTTATCTAGATCAATACCAAAGGCATGACCAGCGCCATAGGTTACATAAAGAATATCTGTCAACGCATCGGCAATACCCTCCATGTGTCCTTCAGCAACAGAATCTTCTAGTTCTGTATACTCTTCTAAGATAAGACTTAGTCGTAGCATCTGCACTGCGTATTTTGGCAACTTAGGAGAAGTTTTTACTTCTTGACCAAAGGTTTCCATGAATTTGCCGACTTCAGTAAAATTTGTCATTATGCTACCCTCATGCTAAAGTTTTTAGTTTTTTCAAATTTGATTATATTAGAGAACTTATCGAACAACTGATCACCCTTATGCGAGATAATAAACACATTGGTATCAGCACCAACACTTTTTAGAATCTTAAAGAATTCTTCCATACCTGTAGCGTCTAATGAACTATCAAACACCTCATCCATAATTAGAAGATTTGTACTGGCACTATTTCTTAGCTTGGCTACTGCTCGCCAAGTAAAGAGAAGTGCTAAGTCAATACGCATCTTCTCACCTTCAGAGAATGAACCATAACTAAACTCATCACGGAAACGAGACTTAATCTTCTCATCAAAGTTTTCATCTAATTCAAACTGAACAAAGAAGTCCATTGATGCTAGATACTTGTTGATAAGTTTATTCATAACAGGCACATACTGCTTGATAATCTTAGTCTTAATACCACCATCCTTTAATAGAATAGCAGCAGTACCGAGTAATGTCCTAGACCCAGTAAGATCTTCCTTAACAGTTTGAAGCTCTCTTAGTTCAGCACGAGAAGCATTTAGATCTGTAGAATCAGTTTCAATCTTTTGCTGCTGTGCTTTTAGAGTATCAACTTCCTTCTGTAACTCAGCATTGTACTTCTGATACATACGGATCTTATTATTACAGTCAAGTATCTCGGCATTTAGGAATGTAATAGTCTTTTGATTCTCAGCAATAACCTTAAGGCTATCGCTAACCTTAGTTTCTTCATCAGCTAACTGAGTAAGAGCATCAGTCAATTCCTTAGTCTTATTGCGACCTTCTTCTAGCTTGTGTGATTTAATCCCCGCCTCAATGTTCTGAGTACAAGTAGGACACTCATCATTGTTCTCAAAGAAGTCAATATGCTTAGAGCAATCAGCTACTTTATACTTTAGTTCAGTCTGTAAAGAAGAAACCTTCTTTAACCTAATAGATAACTTCTTTTCATCTTCAACTGTAGGAACAAGGTCTTCAATCTTTTCAGAAGTTTCCTGAATGGTTTTTGTAACTTCATCAACCATAAAGTTATGTTCATTGATCTTATTGTTTTTAATTTCAATAAGCTCTTCGCTGTTCTGTTTTAGAGAATCAATGTGCTTCTTATTCAATTCAATCTTCTGTTCACACAGAGCAATACTACTGGCACAGCTCTGTAAAGCATCTTTGTTTACTTGTATCCTACCCTTTAACAAAACATTCATAGTAGAGAAGATTTGAATATCAAGTAAGTCTTCAATAAACTCTCTGCGCAGATGCGCTGGCATCTGCATGAATGGAATAAAGGTAGATGTTCCCAGAGTAATAATCTGAGAGAAAGACTTATGCGATAGTCTTAGGATACTCTTCTCAAGTATCTCTTGATAATCTAATGATGCTGCTTCTTGATTTAATAACACATCATCAACAAAGATCTCAAAGATAGCAGGTTTCAATCCTCTGCGTACACGATACTCTTTATTGCCAATACTAAACTCAATCTCTACTTCAAGAGCTTTATTATTGATAGAGTTGACTAACTGCGGCTTATTAATCTTACGGAAAGGTTTACCGTAAAGAGCAAAAGAAATAGCTTCAATGAAGGTGGACTTACCACTACCATTCTCACCAATAATTAAGGTGGAGGGAGTATCGTTCAGTACAACTTCAGTGAAGGTATTACCTGTGCTAAGAAGATTTTTCCACTTTACTTTTTTGAATAATATCATTCGACGCTCAGTGACTCCTCATACAAAGAACGCAGCAATGTTTCCAGTGCTGGTTTATCAGTTTCAATTTCTAAATTGTCAACATACTTCTTAAGAATAGTGATAGTGTCCTCAGCCTCGTTAATGATCTCATCATCAGTCTCAAGGTTAAGGTTTAGATGATCATCAACAACTTGAATATTCACAGTCCCAGACTTCTCTAGCTTATCAATCATAAGATCAAACCAGTAAGGATTGTTCTTAGTCTTAACAACAATCTTTACATGAGTACCTGTATACTTAGAAAAATCTTGTTCTAGTAACTCTTGTAACGTTGTCTTACTGTCATCATAGAAGATCTTATAGAACATTCTATATGGGTTTTGAATAAAAGTCAAGCTTCTTGTTTCAGTGTCGAAGATATGAAATCCCTTTGGGTCATCATAATCTGACCAAGTCATCTCATAAGGACAACCAAGATAGTTTATATTGCCTCTCGTTGACTTATGATGATAATGTCCAGAACACACAACATCAAACTTATCGAAGATAGATGCATTCAGACCATCTAATATTATAGAACCTTTGTACATCTCGAATCCACCAAGTTCTAGATGTCCAAAACATACCTGCGCTTTAGTCTCTTTAATAAGCTGTAGAGTCTCTTCTTCATTATCATCGCAAATCCATGGTACCATTAGGATACGAAGTCTATTATCTAATGTACTATTATCTCCCATTGGGTTATCAGGAAATTCATACACAGTTGGTTTTGATACAACAAGAACATGGGCATAGTATTCTTTAAGAAGAAGATCAAGAGCATTGATAGATAGAGTATTCTTATAAGGAATAACGTGATTACCTACCAATGAAATAAGAAGATGGTTATTTGCAACGATAGGATCAAACCAATACCTTCTCGCTCTGTCTAAAGAGTAATAGCTTATATACTTTCTGCGATCAAAGGTATCACCAAGATCAATGATTGTTTTAATCTCATTCTCTTTCAGATAGGGAAAGAAGAATTCGCTATAAAACTTTTCAAAGAAATCGTGGAATACTGGACTGTCTGACCTTGCACCAAAATGCTGGTCTGTTATCAGGGCAAGCTTCATTTACTCTCCTTCAGTTACAAATTTCTCAACACCCTTTTTGGGAGCAGTTGCAGCGAGGTCTTTCTTTTCCTGCATCTTTCTCTCATACTCTGAAACAAACACGTTCATATTCTCATTTTGAGAAACTTGAGACATGTCAGCAAAGTCAGGATCATTCTCAGAGAAAGATGAAGATAAAGCAGCATTCTCATAAGACTTATACTTGATGTAAGTCTGCTTCTTCTCTTTATGAATCCTCATGATATAAGCATTATATATGATTCGCGTAAAATAAGCAAATGGATTATTTGATTTCTCTGGGTCAAAGTTGTTTAGATAATTGATAGAGTATTCAATACCATCAGAGATCATCTCTTCTTTATATGAATAATTAACAAAGTTACCTTTAGATGCTAGACGAGTAGCAATCTGAAGAATGCACCTACCAATATACTCAGGGATACGAGGAGGAGGTAATCCCTGTTCTAGAGCATCAAACCGATTAGTTCTATGCTTAATGAGTGCTGTATAGAAAGACTTATTATCTACATAATGTCTCTTTTCTTTTTCAGCTTTCTTATCAATCTTTTTATTTACAATCATAATATTTCCCTTGACTTTTTGAAAAATGGGGTTATAATCAGGAATGTCCTGTATCAATTAAGAACATTATTCGACGAAAGGTGCGAGTTCAGAAAAGCTCTTAGAAGGTCATCGTCAGAAAGATCCGTGGGTAACGCACCCTTAAACTTTTTACTGCGCCTATTGTCTTCGCGAAGACCCAATAAAGATTTCTCATAAAACTTAATCAGCATTGGTTCGATTTCAGTTTCAAACAACACATGAGATGATTTAAAAGGATACATTGTTCTTTCCTTAGAAAAGGTATTCCAAGGAGTAAAGAATATCCTAGCTCCATTATCTTCATATACATGATGAACAATCAAGGGATTGTCCAAAACATATCCATCTTCACTAAACGAGTCTAATCTACCAACAACAGTTTCGTTGGTTATTAATTTTAGAGCTATGTGTGTTGGATGTTCCAATGTATAACCTCTATGTTATGTCTATGTTGTAGATTTTATAATCAAAACCTTCTTCAGCGTAAAGCTTAAGTCTCTCTTTGAAATGCTCCAAGGTATAATTCCTAGTTGATTTCCAAGATAGATCATCAGCAATATCAAAAAGAGTAACTGACTCTTTAGTATCCGATATTCTTAAACCGCGCCCAATAGACTGTAAGGTTCTAATTTTAGATTTGCTTGGTGAAGTAAAGATGATATTATGCAGGTTCTTTATATTTACTCCAGTAGAAAACGTGCCTAAAGAAGCTATGATGATAGCATCCTTTTCTGTTTCTACTAACTTGCGAATATCATCGCGTTCTTCACCATCAACTCCACCATGAATAAAAAACACTTTACGATCAGGAGCAGCTACTTTAATATCTTTGTAAAGCTCTTCTCCGTGCTTTTCAACATACTGGAATAGAACTAGTATATTCCTTTTCAAAGATAAAGTCAAGTTTTTTATAAACTTATTGCGTGCTAAGTTCCTGACAATAAAATCTATTTCCTGTTGATAGTCATTTTTAGTATTTTGTTTACGCACTTCATCAGGATACTTCAACATCAATATCTTGATCTTAAGTTCAGCTAGATGCTTCTGTTCAATTAGATCTGTTGTAGTGGCAACCTGTTTAACAGTACCAAACAAACCTTCAAGTGTTAGCTTGTTAGTTTCCGTACCATCTAGTGTGCCTGTAAAACCAAACCGATACTTGCAGTTGTAAAGTTTTTCCATAATGCTAGATAGGCTCTTAGCTTTAAACAGATGCGCTTCATCACCGATAACTACATTGAACTGTTGAAACCATTGCTTTGGCATCTTATAGATTGACTGCCAAGTGGATATAACTATTGACTCTTCAGTTTCTTTTTCAACACCAG